TGGCTGCATACAGTATCTCATCCCGTCTTTTTTTGGCAGCTTGAAGAGATTTTCCGGGCGCTTCAGATCCTCCGATAATATCCAGCCGATGATTTCAAGCGGCGCCTTCTGGGCGAGTTTGTCTTTTGTTTTTGGCCACAGATCATAGACCAGCAGGTATGCGTCGCATTCACGCGTGTCCTCATCTACCACCAGTAGGCCATTGTGATAACCTATCCCTTTCACATCGACAGTACATCCTGAATTCATTTTCAGATCATAACCGTGGCGTTTTTGTGATTCAGTTACCGTGTCGTAGTAGAGATTCATCATTCTGGCAGATGCGATCTCACCACGGGCGCCAATCGCATTGGCCAGCACATTCGGATCAACACCGGGAATGGACGGCGTGTCTGGTGCATGGCGATTGTTGGTATTGCCTGCTTTTATGTTCTGTTCATTGCGCAGCTGGGCCAAGTTTATAGCCGCCTTCCGTTCATGAAGATTCAGCTCGACGACGGTCCTGTCGAATTCCTCTTCGCTGAACAAGAAAATTTTTTGGTAGGTGTTTTCAATGGTTGGTCTTGGCATTTCTTAATTCTCCAAGTCTTCTCATTTCTTCTTCACTCGGAAACTCAACGTGAATCCCAAACAGCTCACCGGTTCCCCTGTCGAGATTCATGTAAACATCATTGACCTGGCGCTTGGATAAATGCCGGCTGCTCTTCACTTCCGGGTAAAGCGCTGCCTGCACACGGTCCCACATTTCATGCTTACAGTTGTCCTTGGTCGGCATGATCGGCATGCGGATAGCTGTGCGCATATCAAGCCCGGCGTCGTTCATTGCCTTGGCCAGTCGCGTGAGATATAGCCACATGGCGTTCTGCTGTTTGCGTGTGAGCAGTTCGATCTCTTCGTTGGTCATGGCGAAGGTAGCTGGCTCGAACATCATGAAGGCCTCGAAGGCCTCATCTTGTGTGACGTTCGGATGGGTGTCTGCGTACATGGTGGAGATCTCTTTGTGCGTGATCTCCGATCCGCAATGTGGGCAAGCAATCATTTTGTTTCCCCAATGTGCTTACTAAGTGGTGCTGTTTCTATTAACGGCAGAATCCTAGACATAGGTTCATTGCGCCATTGTGGAGAAGATGCCATAGACTCTATATCTTCTAAAACATCACGCAGTCGCTTGTTTTCGCCTTCAAGCCTTGCAATGGTAATCTCATACAACTGCCCTTGACTTTGATGGAACTCTATAAATTCACGTTGCCGCTTGTTTTCTGCTTTCAGTATTTTTATGTACTGCGCAATCTCTAAGCCGCCCAGTTTTAAAGTATCAGTCATCACTTTTCTCCCGTAGGGCTTCATGTGCTCTACCAGTAACATCGCCTCGCTCCCTGATGATTAATACCAAAGCCTCACGATACCGATCACGTTCGGCTTTAAGTTCAGCGTTTTTTTGCTCAAGTTCGTTGATTCTTGGAACTAAAATAACTTCAATCTCGTAGTCACTCATCACTTTTCTCCTGTAGTGCCTTTAAAATAGGCGCATAGTTCGTGCCTTGCATTACAGGACAAAGCCCAACAGCAGCCTCATGAGCAAACTCCATTGCTGATGTTTTTGTTTGCAGAGTTCCTAAATGTATATTATTTCCAAGGTGAAAATGTCCATAGACTTCCCAAAATGGTTTGATAGAACTGCCTCTATTATAGAAAGTCACTAATTTGTAATCCCATCTCTCACTCATCTTAGGCTCCTGCTTTATCGATGTGTTTATTTACTATACCCATAATTCCACTGGCAAGTTGTTTCACTTTGTGACTGAATATAGGATCATTTTGATAAGCATGAGTCCATGGCGGTTGTGATGTTTCTCTATTCATTCCAGTAAAAGGAAAAGGGTTCTCAAGTCGCCATTGATATTCTATTAACCCATCAACTAGCTCCTCATATATCGCTTGTTTATCAATCACAATGACATCCTCAAAAATTGCTTACCCAGCTCAGGCACAGGGATTTCTGTTTTCTTCGGCGCAGATTGCGGTATGCCCTTTCTATGCTCGGAACTACACGCTCTACAATACTGTGTCGCCTTGTGTATCTTGTCGTATATCTGCCGCTTGACGAACCAATACTCTCGGCCACAATCGCAGCGTACAGGCCAGATCCAGTTACTATCTTCGTTCCGCTTTCTATCGCCGGTAACGGTGTAGTTTTGAAACACGGTACCTTCAGGGAATTTGTTAATCATTTCCATTATTCACTCCATCCATCACGTACAAACCAACCAGTAATAACGCCCAATATCCACATTGCCCACGGCACTACAAAATCCTGTGCTATCCATAAAAGTGCGTCAGTCATACATGCTCCACAAAGTTGTAATCGCTCATTGTGTCACCTCATCAAGATAATCATTGCCAATCGTGTCTGGCACAATCACTTCGCAGCCGATCCCCTTCAGGTACAACTTGTTGGCCAGCATGTAGGCTGCGCGCTGTCCGGTGAATGTTTTGTCATTGTCCGCCAAGATGATGGCGTGCTGCAGATGGTCTGGTGGATCGAATAGCTCCATGCCATTGGCGCTGATCGTAGCTATGCCTGGCAGTTCAAATTCCTGAATACCGGCCAGTGTTGTCTCAATGCCTTCAGCAATCACGCAGACAGATCCCTTGCCCAAGTAAACAGCTGCCCCGGAGATCGTGCCATCAGCTGGCATGATTTTCTTCTGGCACTCCACGTCTGCTTTCTTACCATCAGCCAGGTATGTCACATGAAACGATTTGCGACGCATATTCTTGTCACTGATTCTGGCGATCATCGCATCGAACGTGCCGATCTGTTTGCCATTGTGGTAATACGGGCGCTTCATGTAGCGCAGTGAATTAAACCTGAACGTATTCAAACCACGGCCTTTCAGGTATTGGGAAACAGGATCCATACCAGACAGCTCTAGTGCATGCCTTGAAACATAGTCCAGCGCTGGCCTTGGGTCTTTCTTTTTTCGCACAGGATCTGGCTCGACGTAACCAACCACTTCTCTCACCTTGGCCGACGCCTGCTTAAAGTCCAGCTGCAGATAGCGCATGAGTAGATCTATGCCGTCGCTGGGCTTTGTTTCGCATTGATTGCATACCCATGTGCCCTTGCCTTGAAAGTCCATAAACCTGAAGCGGTCCTTGCCGCCACACAATGGGCATGGCCCATGCTTACCGGTTAAAAATTCAGGATCCATGTACTGGGACAGAATATTTCGCCATCTGCCGTGCGCTGCTTGAATGATATTCATGATACTTTCCTTTTTGCGAATGCGATTTGACGTGACTTGATCCAGTTCAGCGTTTCTTCACTGGCTGGTACCCGTGGAGCATTGCGGTATTTGTTCGGCCATACTCCGAATTTTTCTTTGTACTTGTTGGAGGCCCAGCCTTCCCGGTAGTTGTGCATGTAAGCGTAATGCTTCAGCTCACCGAAGAATTGCTCTTTCTGCTCTGGCGTGGCGTCTTTGTTCAGCTTCTTTTTCTTCCTCAGCTCGACCAGTTCACCCTCTTCAACTTCCAGCTGACTCTGCCTGGCTGCCTCGAATCCGCAGGATGGACAGGTTTTTGTCTTGGGCGGTTTCATAAACCCGCATGATGGACATGCTTTCGGTAGCGGCTCGTCTTCTGGTTTGCGGTCGATCTTGGATCTGTTCTTTCCGTCGTCCAAGTGATCTGGATACTGGTCATCTGGCAAACCGTTGCGCAACATATTGCCGGCATTGTCCAGAATTATCACGTCGTCTTTGTCAGGATGTGTGCGCAATCCCCTGCCCAGCTTCTGGATGTGGCGCATTAGCGACTTGGTTGGCTGGGCATCGATGATACAGCCGACATCTTTCACGCTGAACCCGGTGGCCAGCTTTGCCACAGAACACAGCACGTCGATCTGGCCTTGACGGAATTTTTCAATTTCCTCCTGACACTCAACCTGATCCATGTAGCCATTGACCGAAACAGATTTCACACCTGCCGCTCTGAATTCAGCAGCGAATCGCTCCGCATCTGCAACCCTTGGCGCGAAAAGGATTGTCTTGCGGCCAGCTGCCAGCTTGAACCAGTGCTTTACGATGTCACCGATCACGCGGGGAGTATATTTCTCACCCGCTTCCGACTTGGAGAAATCATCACCCACAGTCTTTACGCCGCTCATGTCAGGAACGTGGTGACTGTAGGCCCGATAGTCGGACAGGAAACCATTGTCGATTAGCCATCTGGTTGATGGACCGTTGACCAAGTGGCTGTACTGCTTACCCAGTCCTTTGCGCCATGGTGTAGCGCTCAGCCCGATCACTGGTTTTACCGCCATGCGATTCATTGCTTCATGAGTTTTATGGCAGATGTGAAATTCGTCGTGAATGATCAAGCGCTCCTGCTGGTAGGCCTTCCAGCCTGCAGGGTCCGCCTTCATGCGTGTCTCGATTGTCTGGATAGAGCAGACTTGGACAGGCTGCGAGTAGTCCGTGAGGAAGTGATCAGCCTGAATAACGCCAATGTCCTTGATCCCGAAGCTGTTGAACTCGACGATGGTCTGGTCAACCAATGTCAGGAACGGCGCTGTGAATAAAACTCCGACGCCCTTGCTCAAAGCATCGTGGATAATATCTGCCGCCAGAACAGTCTTGCCGAAGCTGGTCATCGCCTGAACCCCAATGTGCGTGTGCCCATCACGCATCGCCTGGTAGATCTCGCGTTTCACTTGGAGCTGGTGGTCGTAAAGCATAGGCCTCCCCTATGAGTATATTAATATAAATATATATATAACCTTCCTTGGCGGAAGATTTTAATATTGGTTCTTGGTTATTGGTTATTGGTTAGCATTGGGTTCGCAATACGGACGCTATGCGTTCGCATCACCATTGTTTCTCCATCGTTTTTTTGCGGATGCCCGTGCTTTGTCCGATTTGTCGTGAAATCGCTCTATTTCCTGGGTAACTCGCTTGTTTATGTAGCCTTCTGGCGTTTCGTCGTAATACTCCTGCAGTACATAGGCTATGCATTCGCTATGCGTTCGCATACGAATTTGCTTGGCTACGACCTCAATATCGAGTGGAATTGGACGTTCATGTAAGAATTGCCAGTCGATTAACCGGCGGTAGGCGATATCCTCCAAAGGATCCAGATGCGCCGTGTGCGTCTGGTAATCACCTATATTGAAATTGTAGTAATGCATTTGTTATTATTAACCCCGTTACGTTGACCCCGAATTAACGAACAAAAACCCGCTCTGGCTGCCGGCCTGGCGGGTTTTATTTTGTCAGCTCATCATAAAGACGCTGGATCTTTTTTACGCCGGGATCAGAAATCCTGCCCTGCCTTAATTTGTTGTACCAATCACGCTCGACCTGAGCGTTGTCGCACAATTCCTGAATGGTTCCCTTGTAGCTGGGGGCCAATGCCATGACGGCATCAAGTAAGTTTGTCTTCATAGTGTTACCGTGTTGTTTGTGTGTATATCCCGATTATGGAAAAGATTCCATCATCTTGCAAGCGGCATAATAAATTTTAAATTGGGGGTTGGCAAGAGGCAAGAGTTATGTAATTATTTACATGGGAGGTACAACACAAATGAACACCAATCAACACGAATATGCACATCTGGACGCAAAGGACGAGGCCTATCTTGTCAGTGAAGAGTACCTGGCTGCCTGCAAAGAGCAGAAGTTTGCAGACCGGGTGAAGGATGAAGAAAGCGCCGTTCAGGATGCGTGGGGCGAATTACTTATCGATAACCCAGACATCATGACTGACCTGAAGGCCGCTCTTCTGGACCAAGAAAACGCTGATACGGCTGACCTTGGCAAGAGGGTTCTCGCAGCAATGTCTGAGTGGCTGCACTACGAAGACGATTAACCGGGGAAGCGCCGGCCACCCCACTTGTCAAGACATGGCCGGCACCAAATTCTGGGAGGAATAATGGATAAAATTGATGAAATGGTATTGGTGCATATCTGGGAGGGTATGCGCGGTGATATCGCATTCCGTGAATATTATCGCGGAGAATTAAATGGAGTTTATCACGGCGCGGTGCGTACCAATCCTGAGCTGGCGGAAGCTGCTCATTTCCTCAACATGATCGACTCAAACCTTGTGATTATTGAATACGAAAATGCCTACAAAAAAATATACAACACCTACAAAATTGTCGGATAAGGACTCATTGATTGAGCCTCCGAAGGACTATCATGAAGAAGAGAAGAGGCCGACACAGCCTAAAAGCGGAATGCTTGTCGATGCTGTCAGGGTTTCTTTTATTGCCGCGATTCTTATCGCATTAATCTTAAACCTACTCTAGGAGTTATTATGAACGAATCAAAACCAAGTGATCTGATTCAGAACGAATCAGCACCAACAGATATCGTACCGAGCAATACGCCCGGTCCGATAACCTATCAACCGCCAACACCAATGCAGCAGCAGCTGGCACCACTCACACAGGCCATGCTTAACGGCACACTGGATGTAGAAAAAGTCAAAATGCTGCAGGAGATCCAGCGCAACGAGGAAGCCGCACAAGCAGAGCGCGCATTCAATAGCGCACTGGCGCAATTCAAATCAAACCCACTTACCCTGAAAAGGGATAGGACTGTTGATTACAGTACATCCAAGGGCAGGACCACATATAATCATACCTCACTAGGCTATGCACTGTCCGTTGTTAATCCGATACTCAGTAAATACGAGCTGTCGCTGTCATGGCGTACTGTCACAGAGCCTGACGGCACTATCATCGTTACCTGCAGACTGTCACATGCCATGGGTCACTTTGAAGAAACCAGCCTGCCAGGCATGCCAGATCAATCTGGTGGCAAGAATGACATTCAGGCGGTCGGCTCTACCGTGACATACCTGAAGCGCTATACCGCCTTCTCACTGCTGGGTCTGGAAAGTGAAGACGCAGATAACGATGGCGCCAAAGGCGCTGGCGGCGATACGGTCGAATACATTTCAGACGGACAGGCCAAAACCATTCGTAATCTGATTAAGCAAACCGAATCAGATGAAGCGAAATTCTGCACAGCTATTAAAGCTGAATCAGTCGAGCGTATTAATGTCGCCGGCTATCACCAAGCAGTCAACATGCTTAAAAAGAAACTACAGGGAGCAAATAATGCCAAGAGCTAAAATGAATCCGATGGCCAAGCTGGCCAGACGCTGCGCCGAGCTGGCAGATCTTGAGGTTGAACTTGAGAGACAGCAGATCGAAGCGGGGGAAGAGCGCGAGAGACTACAGAAAGAACTGGCAGGACTTCTTGCTCTTAATTGCGAAGACGCCATAGACAGCAACACCCAGATCACTATACAGGCGCGCAAGGATATGGTGATTGAGGTTGATTTCACTGCATGGGTTAATAGCGATAAATCGCTTGAAGATAATGACTCTGTTTCTTTCTTTTATCAGCCGGTGGAAACATGGTAATACTTGATATCGAGCAAGGCTCTGATGAATGGCTGGCCGCTAGGTTGGGAATACCTACGGCCAGCAACTTCGACGCCATCATTACGCCGACCGGGAAAAAGTCTACCCAGTTTGCTGGTTATCAGAACAAACTGATAGCGGAGCAGCTGGCAGGCAAACCACTGAACAACTTCAAGTCCGAATGGATGAACCGTGGCAACGAGCTGGAACCAGAGGCCCGTATGTACTATGAGTTTGTGAAGGACGTTCATGTGGATGAGGTCGGAATTGTATTCAATAATAAACATCATGAGATCGGAGCGAGCCCTGATGGACTAATTGGCATCGACGGCGGTCTGGAAATAAAGTGCCCAGCACCCCATACGCATGTCGGGTATCTGCTTGCAAACAAGATACCGAACGAATATATTCCACAAGTACAGGGAAACATGATGGTAACTGGAAGGAAATGGTGGGACTTTATGAGCTACTGCCCAGAGCTGGCAGAATCAGGCCGGGAGTCGTTGATCATCCGGGTACCAAGAGACACAGAATACATCAAGAACATGCGCATTTATATGAAGGAATTTCTATCTGGGCTGGCAGAGAAGAAAAGCAAACTAATTTAGCCTGGTTGGTTGAGTAAGACCCCAGCGGGCGGTGGGGCCAATAACACCCGCAGCCGAGGATTGGCGCTCCTTTCCGAGGTACTTTTTTTCCTCCAAGGCCAAGGCCGTCTGGTCCACGACACGGACCTCCATTAACCATAGGAGTATTACATGAGCAAAACCAAAACAGCATCGATCACTATTGATGGTGATCTTATAGAAGCATTCGATATTGTCCGCCAGAACATGATGGATCTGGTACCGGGCATTAATCCCAACAACGCAGAAGTCGTGCGTGCTGCCATGTTTATGGCTGCAAACAGCATCGAGCGGAAAAAGGCGGGTGCAGCAACTGTTGCAAAGATCGGATCCGGCGGCGAAGGAGTAGCGAACAATGGCTGATCGCGGAGTGAACAAAGTCATCCTAGTCGGTAGGCTGGGTCAGGATCCAGAAGTGCGTTACATGCAAAATGGTGACGCCGTGGCAAACATATCACTCGCAACCAGTGAGGAATGGAAGGATAAGAACACTGGCGACAAGAAATCAAAAACCGAATGGCATCGCGTCGTCGTCTACAGGAGACTGGGTGAGATTGCCGGGGAGTACCTGAAAAAAGGCGCCATGGTTTATTTCGAGGGCAAGCTGCAGACACGCAAATGGCAGGACCAGAACGGCAATGACAAGTACACCACTGAGATCATCGCACACCAGATGCAAATGCTCGGCGGTAATCAGCAACAGCAATCAGCGCCAGCAGACCAAGGTGCGCCAGCTGGTGATGATGGTGGTTTCGACGACGATATTCCTTTTTAGCTGAAAGAAACACGGGAGAAAATGCGAATGAGTGAGGCCACCCCGCAAGTCCGCAAGTCTGTTGACGAGGTGTTAATTAAAACTACTGTTATGGAGTACAAAGATGATTGAAACAAAAGTTATTAAAGAAAAATACAGCGACGAGCCGCGTATCTACAAGCACGATACAGAAATACTGACGCAGCAAGCGAAGCTGGTATTAGACTTTATTGAAAAATGGGGCATGGTTGCTGCTATTGATGCTGGCGAAGACTCTGCAGGCCGCCAGAAGATTGGCCTCATGCCTGAAGATGAAGTCGTCACTCGCGCCATAAACATGGCCGAGATCGCATGGGCGAGGCTGGATGACATGGGCCTGATACATAAGCTGCCAGGTATCGTAGAAATGGAAGCTGAAGTGGCTGAAATTGACGATGAGTGATAACGACATCTTCAAACGATCCAGTATCTACAAGGTCGGTCAGTTTTACCAAGACCTTGGCGAGGCTATGGTAAACCCGGAGACAACCATCGACGAGCTTTCGACGATTGGCTGGACCTACGGGTTTGATATTAAGTTCTTCCTGCAGCCGGTACGCGAAGTTGAGGCGCTGAAAGATCGGGAAGAGTAACCAAATTCGGCCTGCTGCCCTTTCATTAATTATGGAAGCAGCTACGAAACTCACTGGCAGTGGGCCGAACCTATAGGGAGGAATACAGCAATGCCAAAATCACACAAACCTCCGGCTAACCATCCGTGGCGGGTTGCCCCGGATAGGTTCTTCAGCAAAAAAAGCAGGCGCCTTAATATGGTCAAGGACGCCTATAGGAAAATTCAAAGGGAGGAAAGCAATGGCGAAAGAGAAGACGTTCGTAATCTACGCGAAGAGCAAGGTCGATGATTCGGTCTGGTGTGTGCGGGTCGAGTGCCAAGACCTGCTGCAGGCCAGAGAGATCTGCCGCCACCTGAAGATAGACATTGACGACATCGGCGAGCTGGTCGATGAGATTCGATTTAACCCAAGGAAGCACTGATGAAGTTTCTAGTCAAAACACATGGACGCAGCGGCCTTATTCACCCGGTCTATATTGAAGCAGACTCTGCAGATATTGCGAAAGCTGACCTAACTGACATTGGTCTGGAAGTGGATGATGAAGATATTTCTCAGATCATCGAGGGTGTATCGGATAGACGCAACAGTGAGTCAATAAAGCCTACTGGAATTAAAAGATACAAGAAAGTCCCGGTTATTGTTGAGGCGATAGACTGGGTTAACACGCCGCTTGATATCCTGTTCGAGTTTGTAGGAGACAAGGCCGGCATTGAAGTAAGAGATGATGACACAGCGGTAATGATCATCAATACCAAAGAGGGTGACATGACGGCAGACGAGGGTGACTACATCATTAAGGGTGTAGAGGGTGAGATCTATCCCTGCAAGCCCGGCATCTTCAAAAAAACCTACGAGGCGTTATGTCACGAAGATCCTAAATAAGATTAACTTCGTGTGGTTCAGAGCCAAATATCATTAAGGTAGGATCGATCTTTGCGCCATCGACTTCACAATCGATATGCACATGGTCGATCATGCCGGGGTAAACCTCATTAATACCCTGAGAAACCCCAATAGGCTGCCCAGTAAAGACAGATTGGCCAGCTTCCACAAGCGGATCCATATACAAGTAGCGCCATATTTTTCCCTTATCATCTTTGATCTCTACCAGGCGGTAGTGTTTCCGCTCTTCGTTATCCTGACTATACGGGAAACCAATGCGTGTGACCTTGCCGCCAACGACGCAACGGATCGTGCTGCCTTTATAGCAGGCCACATCGACGCCATCATGAAGCCGTCCGCCGCGAGAAGCACCGAAGTGCCCGCAGCCCCACTTGTCGCAGCCGCGTAATGGCGGGTAAATGTCCATGTTATAATTCCCCTTATGGATATTTTGTTCTTATGGCTGTGCTTTGTAGGTATTGCCGGGCTGATCGCAGCCGTCTGGGATTACCTGTCAAATCACTGATACATTACCTCGCGATATGTTTCCATATACCGGTCCATGATCTTCAGCTCCTGCTCTTCAATTCGTCTGACCAGATCGTCGCGGTCCTTCTTGATGGCATTCTTCTTCTGTTTTTTCAGTTTGTTCAGCTGACTCTTGGTGAGCTTGTTTGTCCCGAATAGTTTGCGACGCTGCTTGATGTCGTCAAAAATCTTTCTGACCTGCGTATTATCGCCTTCGCTCTTGGCCCGGTTCACAGCTGCCTTCACATCCTCGATCTCGTAGAAGGCATCATAGAATGAGCGCTTGCGATCAGAAGGACCGACCTCGCCGATAACTTTCCTGGCAATAGGAATGTCGCGCCATTCCATTTCTGGACCTTGAGTTGCTGCGTTATATATAAACCTGCCACTATCCACAGCAACGCGACCAGCAGCACCGGTCAATGTATCTGCAATCATGTCCACCCACTCAGGCGACCAGTCGATCAGTGACTTCTGGGTACCAGGGTTCTTGGTGATTTCTGCCAGCCATTTAGTGAAGGTCTTATATTCCTCTGGAACATTCTGATAGAACTTCGTGTGATCTGGCTGGCTCTTGTTGTAGTCCGGGTAAAGCGGTCCGCCGTGCCAGTCTTTGTTCTCTGATATCTTAGTAATCGGATCCGCGATGGTTGGCGTCAGAGTTTGCAGGAATGAGCCATCCTGTATCGGGTTAAAGGCTTGCAGCGAAGCAGAGAAAACTCTACCAGCAGATTCTGCTACAGAGTATCCATCAATGTTACCGCGTGCGGCATCAGTTGCCTTACCGATCTCCTGACCCAGAACATGGAATATATTGTAGCCCCATGGCAGTGGTATCTTGGCATAGCCATCGTCAAAGGTACCGGTTGGATCCATGATGATCAGGTTACGCTCTTTCACATGGTCTGGGATCTTGTCGTATTTTGACTCTTCGTCATCATCATCCTGACCCAGAGCCCTGTTTAGCATGTCCAGCGCTGTCGCAAAGCCTACGGTAGCGAGCAACATACCGCGCAGCTTCCAGTTGCCCTTGGCGAAAATAGCCCGCAGCATGCGCACAGTGCCCTGTATGGATGCGTTATAGAACAGGTAGGCAGAGTTAAGGACCATGCCCCATTCGCCTTTCCTGTTGAAGTCCACGGTGATCTCTTTAGAAATCCTGGCGGCTTCTTTGGCGCTTAGTCCATGCTCCTTGGCAGAGATAAAGGTCGATAGCCTGATACCGTTTTCTACAATCGTGTTGTAGTCCTCGATCCACTTGAGCATATCGAAGAATTGTTTCGCGCCAGGCTTCGTGCGACGACGCAGATTCGATTCAATGCTCTTCATTAGTGAATCGATATCTTCATGGCTCTGCAGCCAGCCCGTCATGCCGCCAAGTTTTCGGAACTCCCTGAAGTCATCGGCATACTCAGCGGTTCCGTCACCACGCAGCACGCTACGAATAGCTCGCAGCGCCTTTGGCGCTCTGGCCATGGTGGTCAGCTCCATGTTATTTACGTCTGTGTCCGTCAGGTTATATCCAGCGGTCTGCACATCACGGAAGAAGTTTGATATAACGAATTCCGGAGAAAGACTGGTATTGATTGCCGACAGGTATCTATTGATCATCATCAGGAAGTTAATCAGTCGATTGCCCTGATCCATGTTCAGATTCTTCATGGCAGTGGCGATGCGTTCGGCATGCTCATTGTCGCTCTTGAACCAGATGTACTGATTCACGCCGTTGAATTTAACAGCCATCAACTGGTCATCAAGCATATTCTCGCGGCGCTTGGCCACTCCCAGTTTATCGAGATAAATATCTTCCGGCTTATCAACAACTGACCACATATTGTCATCAGGATTTTCGACCACGAAACGATACATATCCTGAGCAATCTTGTTCTTTTGGCCACGGACGATACCAGCCTGCGCATTACCCACCAGATGCGCGATCATATTTTTATAGTCCACAGTCTTTTCAGAGCCGCCCCTGATCTTGCTTGGTTTTCCGCGCATATCGAAACCGCGACCCCTGCCTGGCATATCACCAGCAACATCTTTACGGTTCAATGGAACGTAGTATCTGTAGTTTTGACGCCATGCCATTGCTTCTTCTTCAGTCAGCAGCTCATCGGCTACCAGTTGGTTGACGTGCCTATTGCTGACCTCATCGACAATCTCAGCAACACGGCGCAGCTTGTTGTTGTTGCCATAGCGTATCAGGATCCCTGCAGCTTCTTCGTTTGACATACCGGACAGCGCCTTGTTCGGACGGTCGGTAACCTCCATAGCCTCGATGTCAGCCAATAGCCTGGTAAGTCTTGCGTGTTCGCCTTCCAGATTAGCCATCTGCGGAGATCTTGCGGTAGCGCCGGCCTCGCGCAGCTGGGCCATATCAGCCTCTACAACTGATATTTCCTCGGTAGTCTGCGCGATGCGTTCGTCTTTTTCCTGCTGGGTAGGGTTCCTGAAGCGCAGCACTTCATTGGCCTCTTCAGCATGTCTGGCGTGTAGGTATTTTCCTACATCCTCGAACGACATCCCGGTAGCCTTGATTGCGTCCGCCAGTGGTTCAACGTATGCCTGCTCGAAATCCTCGATAACCGCACGGGTTGCGCCAGGGTAAAGCGTGACAGTGCGCTCGACATCTACGGTATCAGGATTTGCCTCTTTGGCGGCCTCCTGAACCTTGCTCAATGCATGGAATCGATTGTAGAAAAGCGTCTTCAGCTTGTCGCCAGTGGTGAACGTATCATCGAAGCCGGTTTGCTCTGTGCTGTAATTGGAAGACTCTTCTTCAACGGTGTAGGATTTTTCACGGACGGTGTATTTCTTCTCGGCGCCCTTCATGACCAGCGAGAATGGAGAAGTCCACTGGTCAGCCATCAGCGCATCAATGACCACGCCATTTTTCACAGCGGCTTGGGCGAGTGACTCAAGTGCAGTAGGAACATTGACCAAGAACATTTCACCCGCACCAGTCTGCCTGGAAAAAGCTCTCGCCTCGGCCAGCAGTTTACGGCGCTTGCGCATCTTGTTCTGCTCTGCATACAGATCCATAGCTGGGATAGATAGAATGCCGGCCACACCATTACGGTTGATGCTGACCAGCTGCATCTGACCTTTATGGTTATCACGCAGCTCTTTGGCGAAGGCCGCCAGTGTATCTGGGCTGTTGATCGTATAACCCAGCAGCGGGTGATCCTTGGTTGGGTTCTTGCCGACTTCGTAGGAGTCTTTCGGAATGCGCTTGCTGATTACACTCTTGGTGCCATTCTCATCAATGAATCCGTAGGTGTTGCCATTGATAATGACATGGCCTTTGAATCCTTTGAGCTCAGTCTGGAAGACGCCAGTGATTCCGATATCAGCAGAAGACGCGTCCGGATTTCCGGATGGGTGATTGTGCTGCATCCAGAAACCGTCAGCTTCCAGCGTTTTCATTTGGGCCCGGATATCAGCTAATACCTGCTCTTTGTGTTCTTTGTTATTGAAGATCTGCACAACACCTGGCATGCGCGATGTCAAGCCGGTCTGACCTACGATCTGATCGCCCTTGGTGTAGAATACTCGGAATGTTTCGACAGATGGGTTGCGGTATATTTCCGCCAGATCCGCCAGCTCTTGGTGATTCCTTACGACTTGTCCGGTGAGCTTGGTGGTTCCCCGGTCTTTGAAGTCGGCAGCAATTTGATTGGCGAGTATGGTACCCGATCTCGCACTCCATAGAGAAACCAGTCCTTCGGCTTGCTGTCTGGCACGATTGTCAGCGTCGGTTTGTTTTTCAGGGTCAACTTCATACTTGAACTCAGACTCTACAGTTTCGCGGACCTTTCCTTCCGTTCCTTCTGCATCAACCTGGCTCTCTTCATAAGTTTCCGCAGCTCTGCTTTCTCGCTTGGAGTCCAGTCTGGACTGAAGTGCCTGTAATAGTCCATCGATTTGTTCTGCTTCGGCATTTGATAGTTTCTCCTGTGAGTCCAGCCTTCTAATCACGTCGTTGATGTCACGCTTAACACCCTCGGCGCCAGTGAAGTGACCATTGAAAGTTATCTGCCCACTAAAACAACCTATACCCCTGCCTTTATCACATTTCAAGCAGTTCCAGCGTTTCTTTTGACCGGAGTCAACAGGACAGACTTTATCTTTTACAATTATCGGGATGTCTTCAATGACTTCATTGGAGGCACCAAAATTCTTGTCGCCATAAACTGGCAGCACAACCTGCACCCGTTCAGGCTGATCATGCATCAACTTTTCTTCACGACCACCATTCAGGTTAATAGCCAGCGGCAGATCATTGCCAGCTGCCAGGTCAACATTACTGTCATCGATAGATAACAGTCTGGTGTTGCGAGCATCCACTTTCTGAAGGAATTCAGGTTTCTTCGAGAACACATGGGTCCGGATATTTTTCCGGTTCAGCTGGGTGATCATTTCTTGGTGAGCGTCTGTGCCGTCACCGATATCGAACATGCGCAGTGCTGTTGTTTTCCATGCAGCCCCGACGCCATCTTCTGAAGATTTGAATTCTTCAGCTGCCATGTTGGCGGCACGCACGGGATCGCGCTGCGTCATCAGATCGACCAGCTCGGCCTTGGCCTTGGAAGCTGGCCAGATGTGACGACCAGCTGTTGCATAACAGAATTTCGCACAGGCCTTGGATGGATCGCAGTTCTGCAAGGAGGAATTCACTGTGAATTGTGGTTTGCCAGCCTTGCCTAGAATCTTGTTTTTTTCCAGATAACGCCAGCCGCCTTCCCAGCCGTGCTGCTCAAGCATGTTTGCCAGCGTTTTATTCAGAGACTTGGCGTCTTCGGCTTTGATCTTGCCTTCAGCGACATCGATGATCTCCATGCGGTAGATCAGGCTGCGCTTTACTTCGCGTGCCCATGGGGTGGTTCTGTGAGCCTTGAGTCTTTCCTTTAGTTCCGGGCTGGCAGCCTTTGCCCAGTGGCGTTTTTCCACACGGCTATCCACATGCTGGGTGGTTACGGAAGCCTCGTAGCCTGTTTTACTTTCCTCTACGGTCATCAGGTCCAGATCACGGGCCTGCTTGTCGATAAACTCTTCAGTCAGCCTGGTAGACTCTGGTACCTGAATCTGATATTCAGAGCCTAGATCCTTGATGGTGCCATCAAACAGATCATCTGCAGTGACCACCTCGTCCTCGACAGGCGCTGCCTCAGTCACTTCAGGCATCACCATATCTTCAATGACGCCGCCTTTATCACGAATCCTTCCCGCCAAGGTGTTGAAGTCCTCGACTGCCTGCACGATGGTATCATCAATCGCTCGCATGCCAGCCTCTGTCCGCGTCAGCCCGTCCTGCTGATATTCCTCGGCAAGAGACTGGATCTGCTCCTTGTATTCAGGTTTCAGATCTTTCGCTTTCTTCAGGCACTGGTTGAGCGTACTCATTGAATAATCCTCGTTTGTATTGCTGCTGCAATGATAGACAATAATTCGTCGTCTTCACGCATTAGTTGTTCTTTTCTGAGTGCTTCGTCAGTGATTGGATAGTATTCACGATGAACGAATGGGAATCGGCGCCCACCATGTCTGGCCTCGATGACTTCTTCTACTGGAATATCACCACAGCCTACCCAGCCATTGGTGTAATATTCGGTTACGCAGGGCAGACCCCACGCCCAGTTGACTGCGCCATGACCAACACCAGCGCCTGGTGGCGGCTCTACCGGTGTCGTCGCTTCTGGGACATTCGGCCCGTAGGCTAGGGCACCGTAGCCTAAGTAACCGAATGCCATCTATTTAGATATCGTCGCCGTCAGTACCAGGGTTTAGCAACCCTTGAGCATCTGCATCGATATAGCACAGATTCAGTACACCGCGAACAGCCGTCTTCATTGCATCCGGGATCTCGTCGCCAGGCACAACACGGTATCCGTTTTCCTGATTTTCAGGAAGATTCATTACGCGATAGCTCATCTGACTTTCTGCAAGATTAATCGAGCCGCTTTGGGTGAACGCGAGATCGACGGAAATCTTGGTGATTACCTGCTTAGTAATTGTTTGCTCTGTTACCGGAGCGCTTAGTGTTCTTGCCATTTTATTCTCCTATTAGTGAATAGTTTCATTGGAATTACAACTCGTATTGGATGTTAATTGCGCCAGCGTCAAAGGTATCTGTGCCGTTGACCGTGGTAATTCTAACGATATCAATAGCGCCAGATAACCCACTGTGGCCACCTGCTGTCTGGTGGAATTTAGTATTACCGTTTCCAAGCATACCGGTACAGGTCCAGACATGGTTGGTGCCATCTTCCAAACATAGCTCAAAATGCCCTGA